TCCAGCACCAAGACAATATACTTCTTGCTTGTTGATTTAGTCAAATTTCATTATCGGTTGATCGATAAATCAGTCTTCTTATGTGGTTCCAAAAAATTGATTTTGTATCTAGCAATATTAGCGAAAATCGAACGACTGGTTAATGTTTGATCATAAATTTAGTTATCCACAGAAGTGGTGTCCATAAAAATAAAAATAGGGATTTTCCCTATTTAATGCACAGGTTATACAGTGTTTTTGCACAATTTTATCCACAATATATAGTGTTTCACATGATTCCTATGCCCACGATGTTGTGCTATTATCGTTTTCTATTGTTATGGGGTGATTGGCTGCCAATCCGGCGTGTTGAATTATTTATTCCATACCGCTGGTTTTGCTGTAGATGGTTTCGCACCTGTAGTTTCTCGCCATAGATAAACTTCAAGAACGTTGTCAAAAAACTGGCTCTTAATTAGCTGACTTTCTTAACTGAAGGATAAATAAATGAGAATATGAAGCGGTTGGTGTAGGCAACCATAACCAAGCAATAAAAAAGGGGCGACCCTAGACAGATTACCCCTTCTTTGTTGACCCGTAACGGACCTTTTTTGGTGCTGTGATCCTCACAGTGAAGCTTAAATCACGAGCGCAGTATTGCAAAAACCTTTATCAGTTGCAATGAGCTCGTTCTAGAGATTGTAAACATGACTAGAATTATCGGAAACAATGATGGCCCCAGTGGTCGAAATGAATCATACGACATAGGTAGCAGGAAAAATATCCCCAGGCGAACGGTAGTTCGAGAGATTGAGAGGGGCGATCATCCAGGTGCTCATGTAGTGGAAGTCAACGGAGAGAAATATGCCCGAGACAATCCTGATCACACCACGCGAGACAATGTAAACCGAAACAAAAAGAGGTAGTAAAATAGGGCCCCTGTTTAGTTCTGCTAGGCAGGGGTTTTTTTTATGGCTTTCCTGCAATAGCCACTGGTAATTAATAAATCATCAAATGAATGTGAATATGCCTGGGATTTTGGCGGCATAATACGATATTAGTTATAGCAGTATATTAAACTGTTGAATTTTAGGAGAATCATGACACTTCCAAGTTACAAGGACATAATTGAGCTCGTAAAGAAGGGCGCTACTATCGAAGCTCAAGAAAAAGTAATGGAATTACGAGAAGCTGCGCTGGAACTTCAGGAAGAAAATATCAACTTGAAAAACGAAGTAATGGACCTTAAAGAAAAATTACGAAAACTCGAATCTTTTGATGGCGACCCATGCCCGAGTTGTCGCAAACCTACATGGATAGTTGAATCCAGCAAGCCAGATCATCAATTTGGCGATTTAGGTGGTATTCGTAGAGAATATAAATGCCAAGAATGCGGGTTCACAGAATCTGTATTGATTACACCCGAATGATATTTAATTAATCGTCATCGAATATATTCTTTTTCTTCGGTTTCGGAACACTCACCTTTGATCTTTCAGCGGGCGAGAATCCGAATTTCCCTAAGATCGAATGCAACAAGTTCAGCCGTGCTGCCTTCATACCCAATCTATCGCTCCTGTATTCCGCCATAAGGCACGATGCAATTTCGAGCTCCCACGCATCACAGTCACAGATAACGCCATCAGGGGCTTTACTGACTAACTCTCGCCAGCACTTACGCTGGTCCTTATCCAAATGATTAGGCGGCTTACCGATCGCTGCCTTTGGCACCGGTTCATTTTCCCGGGCTTTGAGTCGCGCGGGATTCTTCTTATCGGCGCCCTTCAGTATCAATAAATTAGTTGGAATTCTATTTGCTGGCATCGGTTAACCCTTGCTCATGATTTGCTCGATGTATTCATTTCCCAATTCTGGGGCGAGTATGCTTTGATACATCTCAATCAGGTTAAGGATAACCTCAGCGTCCTTGTCCCCGGCCATAGCCATAGCCGTGGCGGAAGCTACCGTTGCGACAGCCAGGCGATCACATTGAAGTAATACCCCAGGATCAGATTCATTAATGATTCTCAGGTAAATAGATCGAGCATCCTGGTCTAACCAATCCGGCATTGGATCGCTGGCCAGCAATGGATCTGTTGGTTTTTTGTCTGGATGTCTGAACTTCGTGATTTTTGTCATATTTACCTCAAATTTCAAAACGTCTGAAGTGGGGATGTAAAAATGTGGCCCCTCCGCCGTTCACAGGATAGGGAGGCTCCAAGGAAGTGACCGGCCTACCCATACTTCAACCGATCTGACGCAGTCTTACGATTGTGATGTGCATTGCATAATGACTGGCAATTCGATTCCGACAGTGGTTCGCCGCCTTGCTTGATAGGTATGATGTGGTCGACAACATCAACCGGTGTTGCTCTACCGTTCTCGCTACACACTACACAAACAGGATTATGCCGGACAAACCAGGCTCGGAAATGCTTCCATGCTTTTGTTTTATAGAACTCATGTCCTGTCCGCTTTGTCCGGTTGTAGACTCGATCGCTTCGCCTCTTAACTTGCTCACGACTTGGGCTAAACGCTGGTCGATGCTGTGGTGCTGAGTAAGGCATAGCTGCTCCTGATTAAATTAGTTGCTTGCCACGCCATCATGGAGACACGAGGCCGCAAGCTGTCGAGGTTAGTTATTAGGGCACTCACGACTTATCCCTTTTACTATGCTGAGAACTTCAGCAGCTTGATAGCCTGGCTGTTGACCACACCGCCGCCCACGCGCTTTGTTGTGTAGAAGTGAACGTATGGTTTATTGGTGTACGGATCACGCAGAACCCTGGTTCCCATTCGGTCAATAACGACATAACCTCGTTTGAAGTTACCGAAACCAATGGATAACGAATTAGCTGCAATGTCCGGCATGTCCTCTACCTCTTCGACAGGGAAGCCAAGCAACCTACCTGGTTGGTCATCTTGTAATGATTCCTGCCAGATGAAACGTCCATCAGCATCTTTGAACTTTCTGATAACTGAGAGACTGTTACTGTTCATAACCCAATTGGCGCCACGTCGATATCCTCTACGTAGCTTATGAACCAGGTCAACCAATATGTCTGATGGATCCGACGCGGGAAAACCACCTGATACACCGGGTGCCAGATGCTCGAGTTCGCCAAATTCACGGGTATCATCCGCTGTGGCAGATATGGCGTATGTTAAGAAACCTCGGGGCTTATTTATACCGTTCCCATTTACAAAAGCGGTACCTTCCTGAAGTGAGAATTCGTCAGCTATGTCTTCACTCAGGAATTCATCGACATTAAAAAATATGTCATCAAGTGATTGTTGGGTTGCGGATGGGTTTGCATAAATTTCACCAATCGGCGGCGCAATTTCTGCAAATGTTGGTGTATCGGTTTCGGGTCGTGCCGATTTCTCACCGACCCAACCGGATGCCATGCCACCAGTGTTGACCAGTTTTTTGTAATCCGAAGTTCCGACCTGAACCACACGGGAAATGGCTCGAATGGGAGAGATATCCAACAGTAATTTTTCGATATCGGAATCGATTTCGGTGGGTACCGCAAAGCCGCCATCAGGGTCGGAGCCGATTTCTAAAGCACCTTGAAGGCCCAATAAATCACTCTCACCGTGGCCGCGTCTAGCCCACGCCACAAAAGCCTTGTGATGCTCATTAGATGCTGCAGTTAATTCAGTCCCGCCGCCATTCAATCGGCCGGCACTTGCTTCGATTGCATCTAGTCTGGCCTTTAATTCGGTGATGCCTAAAGCAGTAACGCCTTGATATTCGTCGATCGCCGTTTTTAATTCTTCAATTTGCATGATAATTTTTACCTGTTCAATAATGATTTAAGTTCAGCAGTTCGCTTTGAAATATCGCTTACCGCTTCTAAAATTTGGTCATCATTACGAACGTCTCGCTCGGCAAGTGCTGGCCATCCACCGGAGGCCAATCGCTTAGCCTCCCTTTTACTGTAACCCAGTACGTCGCGTACTAAGTCTTCGTACTCCCGTATGCTGGTGATTGTTGATCTAAAGCCACCATTAGCGGTGGCTCTTTCCCCGATGATTTCTTTCGGGGCGTTTGCATACATGCTCATATCAAACTTGTTCTTCGCTTTCTTGCGGCCAGAAACTTTGTCAGCAAAGCCCTGGTCCACTAATTTCTGGCCACTAATCCATGTTTCGGCATCCATCATCGACCGGGCTTCTTCGATGCTAACCGAGGCTCTATCGCTGTAGGTTTTCGCCATAGTCCCGGCGACATCTTCAAGGATTTCGAATTCTTTCTTAAAATCCCTGTAGTCACCCATGGCTATCGTCCAGGGGTTGTGCATCATGAAATATGCACTCTCGGCAATCTGTACCTCGTCACCGCCCAAAGCGACAATCGACGCCATCGAGGCCGCTACCCCGTCGATCCGGGTAATGATACGCGCGGGATGCCTTTCGATTGCGCCCAAAATTGCATTACCATCAAACACATCGCCACCTGGGGAATTGATACCTATGGTAATTTCCTTGGATCTAATCCGGCTCAATTCTCTGGTGAAAGTATTTGCATCGATAAACGGCCATCCGATCACGTCATAGATCAATACTTCGGTTTGGCCCTCGCTGGTGTTCATCGAGTACCAATCACGATCTTTTAACGATTTGCCCCAATAACTGGAGACCGCCTTTGCATCTCTCTCGCTCCGAATTTTATTCATGGGAGCTCGGAGCGGTACGCTTGAATTCAAATACTGGTGATAGTCTTGTTTCGGTCATCGTCACTCCAAAGCGGTTAAACAAAATAATCCAGGGCACATTTGCCAAGTCTTACGTTTTGTCCATCGCTCGGAATCGTCACGACTCAGGGGGAAGGGCTGCGGCAAGGTCATCTCGACCTCGGGCAACATGGACATTTTAACAAAACATAAGTGCATAGCAAATCTCTAATTAATCCGGTCGGAAAGATCGGCGCCATCTACTTCGAGTTCGGCCATTTCCTTAAGGTAGTGGACTTTCATTCGCTCGAGCTTCGATTGCAGCTCACTCACTTCACGGCGTAATTTGTCGAATTCAATCGTCCTGTTGTCGCCCAGTAAGCTGTCGATAATTTCTCGTATTTTCGAAAGCTCCTCACGATTAAACGTAAAGCATGCAG